TTTTGGCTGGCAACCATTTCCAATCGATGTCATCAATAATGAGATATCTGGCGGACTCGTCCCATTCGTCCAGGTTAAATAATCCGGACATAAACATGTGGTGGCCCAAGGATCTAGCCCATGTAGTTTTTCCAATTCTGGTCGGTCCCACAAGAAGAAGGGATTTTGGACGATCCTATTTAAGGTGTTCTAATTAATTAATAAAAAAATTAACACTTACTCTTCTTTCTTGAATTGGTCCAATTGGGACATATTGGTCTCTCCAATCTTTACAGAGGTCTGGGACATTGTTGAAATCTGTGAAAACAGGTTGGAAAGGTTTTTTTTCATCTTTCCAAGTAGCCTCAGCGTAGACTTTGAGTCTTTCGTAGTTTAAAGCGAAATCTCGTGGGTAATATCTCTCGACTCTGTTGAGATACTCGCCGACAGTAGTAGCTTCGGCTCTGAGTTGACCCCAACTTTTTTTTTCAATAAGTTCTTGTAAGCCATGACTAACCAAAAAATCTCCATCTTTCTGGATGTACGTAATAACATTTTTGACTGAACGTGGTTTAGTGATGTTGGGATGATAAGTGTGACCGTCATGAAGTAGGTCGAAATAACGAGAATCACGGGTGTCGAGTTTACTGGTAAACTGAAGAAAGCAATGGAGGTGTCTTCCTCCGTCCTGGTGGAGTTCCTCAGCAACAACATATTCTTCGATAGATCGTTTCTCTGAAAGTAGAAGGAGTGCTTGGGCTTTGTCAATGGGACATTGAGCGTAAGTGAGAAAGGCATTTTTGGCTGAAAATCTGAAATCCACCATTTGCGAGAAATAATATTACCTCGCAAATTGGCGGTTTGGCGGCAGTATTTATGTATAAATAGAGACACAGCCTCCCCCCCTTTATCCCCACAAAAAATTTTTTTTTCAATTTCAGCTGGCCTCGGACCCGAGTCAAGAATTTATAAGAATTAACCCCATAAAAACGATTACGAAAATGGTAATGGATAAGAAACGAAAACGGACTAGCTATAGCGCAAAAGCCTCTAAAAGGAGTCGTCTAACGGGTATGAGCAAAAGTTATGGGTGGGGAGCCCCATTGACTGTAGCGATTAAAAACCCCAAGACTGAACTTAAGTATGACGCTGGAAATTATGGAAATAATGTTCCAACAGCTGGATTAGTAACGTCCCTTTTAACAGTGGCGCAGGGATCTGGGCCGACTGAACGTATTGGTCGGAGAATTAATTTACATTCTATGGAAATATCTTTGAAATTTCGTCAATTCTCTGACGCTGATTTTTGTTATAGTCGGCTTTGGATTATCTATGATAGACAACCAAATGGAGTGTTACCTAGTTTTACAACGATATTTAATCAAGCTGTTCCTGAAACAATACTTAATACAAATTATGGTCATCGATTCAAAATTTTATTTAGTAAAGGGTTCGCGTCCAGTAGGGAAGTAACAACTGGAGATGTTAAGAATAATAACATTCAATATGTGAACCCAACGAAAATTGATTTAAAAGGATTGAGTACAAGTTATACAGGCGCTACTAGTGGTATTGGAGATATTGAGAGAGGAGCAATATACGCTTGTATTGTTTCAACGGACAATAATGTATCATCTATTGTTGGAGAGGAGCGATTTTTTTACTATGATGTGTAATTAGGGGTTTTTAGGGTTTTAGGGGTTTTAGGGTTTTTAGGGGTTTTAGGGTTTTTAGGGTTTCATTAGGGTTTTAGGGTTTCAAATATAAAACTTAAAACTAAAGTAATTCCCCTAGGGGGTTGTTTATTGGTTGGGAGAATAAATTTTTATTAAAAAATTATTATAACTATTGGTAAAACTATTAATAGAACAACTATCATTCTTAAGGTACAAAGTATCTGTCTTATCATTAGAAAAAAGAATTATATTTAAAAAAAAGGGGTGTCTACAAAAGATCTTAAACAATTATCCATTAACCAAGTGAAAATTGGATCTTTGACTATTTCATCATAATTATCTTGATTCATACAGTAGATAGTAGGTAATCCAAATACAACCTGTCGCTTTCTTCTATACTTATCTGACAAGTTGAAATTTGATTGTCCTCCCAACAGTTGTTTTTTGGCTGGCAACCATTTCCAATCGATGTCATCAATAATGAGATATCTGGCGGACTCGTCCCATTCGTCCAGGTTAAATAATCCGGACATAAACA